TCGAAATCAACGCTTGTATCAAACACACGGGGACTATTGCCTGATTGGTGCATTTTCTCAATGAGTAATGGTTGGTAATCTTTCATAAGCACAAAGATAGTTAAAAAGTATTATATTTTTATAATTACAATAAAACACAATAGTGGTTTATGAATGGTTTTTACACCAAACAGTCACCACTATTGATACTTACTTATTAAAAGCGTAGTTTTTTACCATTTCTATCCGTTGTAATAACACTGCGGATTTCATTTAAAAGCTCTTCTGTTGCACTTGCACCTCTCAAAGTATTTGCTTCAATACGCTTTTGCACTGCCACTTGTTCTGCCAATAAGTTGCTTTGCCGTTCGCTAACGTCCATTTGCACATTCATTCTATCATGCAACTGCGAAAAGTAGGCTCTAATGCTATTCGTGTATGATAATAATAAATCAGCTTGTTGTTCCGTTATGCCTTTTATTGTTCTATTATTACTGCTTGCACTTGCACTGCTACTAAAATGAAATCTATCCGTTAAATCACGCACTCTTCGGTTATCGTTTTCTAACTCCTTTATCATTTTTAAAAGTGTGTCCTTTTCGTCTTCTGTTATCTCGCTTATCCTATGCCCATACTCATCATATAATGCTTGGTCATTGCGAGCAAACTCACCTGCTTTCTTCTCGATAGCTTTTAACTTGTCGCCTAAGACTTGCGTGGTTATACTACCAATAATAGCCTTGCGTAGTTTCTGCTCCATATCGTGGCTAAAATCACTAAATGAGCCATCTAATTTTGTGAGCATATCAACAAAACCATTATACATATCTTCGTATTCTATGTTTGTTAATAGTTTTGTTATCTCTTTTGTGCGTTTTAAGACTTCATCACCTACTTCGATAATCTTATCCAAGTGTCCTCGTGCTTCACTATCCATTTGCGCCCATAACTCGGGTACTAACTCTTTTATGTAGCTTAATTGTGCTGGTGTTAATCGTGCAAATTGTGCTACTTCCGTTAATTTACCTTTCTCGAAATAATCAGAACTATTTTTATCATTAAAGCGCAATGCCAATAATCGGTTTAACTCGGGCATTATTGTAGAGAATGTTTGAGTATAATAATTTCCTACACCCCTTAAACCTCTACTTTCCCATGCTTTAATGAGTGGTAATGTAGCATTTACTCCATAACGCACATAATCCCCTCCAAATCGTCCCTCATCTGCATCTTTTCTTAATCTATGCCCAGAGTCAACATGGGTGTTCATACGTTGCTCGTACATCTGTCTATAACTATCTAAAGTGGAAGCAACATTATTATCTGTTTTTCTAACATCATTTAATAATTGCTGGTTTGATAGCTTCAATTGTTCTGCCAACTTGTGATTTATCTCATTTAAAACACTAATATTGGCTTCGTTATACTTTTTGGTCGCTTCGTATTCTTCTTGTCCTTTATTACGAACAGATTTAATAACGCTACCTGCAAGACTTATAACCCCCATTGCGGCACCTATATAAGGAGAAGCATTAGATAGGGCTTTACCTATGACCTTATCTCGCCCACCAAACATATCGCTCAAACCACGCATAGCATTCATGCTCGATGTTGCGCTATTGATAGCTTTTTCACCAATACTTAAAGCATCGCCCATTTTTTTATTACCCATAGCTTCAAATAGTTCTGCTATCGGGTCTAAGGCACTCTTAAAATCATTTAAGCCTTTCACAACCTTATCTATACCACTTAAATAGAGATTGTGAGCCTTTATTTGTTCGTCTGACAAGTCATTTATATTATAACTTTTCCCTGTTATCAAGCCTGCCTTAATATCTCTTTGGCTATCTGTGGCAACATAGGTATCTTCCTTTTTTTCTCTCAACTCATGAGAAATTTCTCTTAATGCCTTGCCTCTACTTAATGATGTCTTTACTGTATCAAACGGAGAGATAGACACCATTCTATCTTGCAAATCGTTAATCGCCTTTGTTAACTCTTTTATATCTTTAGGGTCGTAACCGTTAGCAATGGTCGTTACTTTCAGTTGCTCTTTTAAAGCAGACAGAATAGAGTCCATCGTGCCTAAGCTAAGGTTTTTCTGATTATCAAATAATTTAATCCACGCATCACTCTCTTTAAATTGCTCAAACTTAACTTTTGCCGTTTCGCTATTTTTATAATTGAGATTGTCTTGGTGGAGCTTATCTATCTTTGTCGGGTCGTATTTTTCCCCCTTACTTTCTGCCTCTTTGCGTAATTCCTTTTCTTTCTCTTTTAAGTTCTTTTCTCTATTCTCATAATCGGCATTTATTTTATCAATACGAGCACTATAGTTCTTTGCACTCTTGTATACTTCAAGCCACAATCTACTTTCTTCATCTAAGCTCTTTTCCTTAACATCTTTATAATGTTTTATCTCCGTGTAAAGTGTACTATCCTTACCTACAGCATCACCTAATTGCACTTGTGACATTTGTACTAAGGTTTCTAAACTAAAAGATGTATTATTTTGCCTATTAAAGTCATCTATCTTTGGTAAAAGACTTGCCTTTGATGCTTCTAAAGAATTATTATATGGAACACTTGTTTTCCCAAATGCCATTATTGCAGACAAACCTACGTCACCTGTCGTTTCTCGCCATTCCTTATATCTATCCCATTGTTTATCAAATATACGTAATTGCTCTTGTAAGGCATCATTTACACGTTTAATGCTTTGTATCTGTGCTTCTGCACTTTTATCAAAGCTTTTTTCTTTTGCTACGTTGTACTCACGTGTTATCTCTATATCTTTACTCCTTACTTTGTGCAAATGTTCGTATGCACCTTCAAACTTTTTAGCGTTTCCCTCAATATCTTCTGGGTCTGTGATACCTAATTTGCTTAACTTCTTAAACTCATCATTCTCATTTAGAATGCTTAATGCTTTGCCCTTTCCGTGTATATTCCTAAGTTTCTCGTAAGTACTACGATAACGCTCGTAAAGACGCTCTGTGTCCTTTAATTTTTTTAAGGCAACATCGGTTTTGGTCTTACCACTACTGCTTTTAGTTCTTTGTTTTGTTGGTCTGTCTTCTTGTAGTCCTTTTCCTGTGTAATTCTCATGGTAGATGCTTTCGTAGGTCTTCACACTTTCTTCATACTCTTTTAATGCCTTTAGATAAATACCTTTAAGTTTCGGGTCTTTCGATGTATCATAATGCATTCTTCTATAGACTTGTAAATCTTCAAGTTTATCATCTATTGCCTTACGAGCGTTATGGTAAGCATCGGACACGTCTTCTGTTGTGCCAATTAGTTTAACAACAACTTCTTTCTTTATAACTGCTTTACCGCCTAAACTTCGATTTAACTCTTTTAATATTGTATCTGCTAAATCTTCCGTTTTACCTTTAAAATCGTTTTCATCTAATTCGGGCAAAGGGTGTATGCCATAATGAGGAAATATATCTTTATTAAGCCTGTTCTTAAAAAAAGGGTCATCTGTATTTACTCCATCAAACCGCAACATATCAACAATGTACTGACGTACAGCCTCATGGTATTCTTCACCCTTTTTACCTTTGTCTTTTGCTATCTTTTTAGCTTTATCGAACATAGTATCAAAGTTAGTGCTTATAAGATTTTCTAACTCTCGCATAGAGGTATCGTTTGCCGTCATAGCCGTTGCTATCGTGTTAAACGCGCCATTCTTTCCTATTTCAGGCAATTCATATCTATAAACACCTTTAGGCAGTCGTTTGGAACCATAATAGAACCCTTGCAAATTATACAACTGTTCCTCTAAAGGTAAAGGTTTACCACTCTTATCGTATAATTCTTTATTAAATTCCTTATGCGTCTTGGCTAAGTTCTCTAACTCATCTTTAAACTTATTTAATTTGTCCGTAGGAACATCATTTAACGCCTTTTTATAAGCTTGCCAACTTTCTATATAGTCTTTTATATTAGTGGAAACATGCTCACCAAATAAGCCTCCATTTGTTGCTTCTTCGTAAATACCTGCATTCTCGCCATAAGTATCTGCTTCGTTCTTTAATGTATCTAACTTCTCACGCAAATAATCATAACGCTTACTTAAACTATCTATGCCTAAAGCGTGTTTCATAATAGCCTCATAGTTTGCACTATGCTGTTTCAATAACTCACGCATAGAGTTTATTCTATTTGCGTAATCGTCCTCTGTCTTTGGCGGGGTTTCATCTTCCATTGCTAACGCATCTTTTATATCTTTACTGCGTTGCGTCATATTATTTATATAGTCTTCGGCTCTCTTGCGCTCTTCTTCGTGTTGTTCATAAAGATAAGTTGCGCCTGCAATAAGAGCTGAAACTCCAACTGTGGCAAGCATCATCGGGTTTACTAAACTTTCTAAAAGACTTGTCCCCATATTGCCCAGTTGGCTCTTCATTTGTGTGCTTGCAACATTCCATAATGAAAGCTCTTTCCCTTTCATTGCTAATAACATTGCTTGTTGTTTCGTTAAACCATTCATCACGAATAGTTCTGCCGCTTCCTCTTCTGTAATCTTGGCACTTGTCATTAAGCGTGCTACTTGCATATTATTTAATTGCCCCGTAGCGGCTAATGTTCTGTAATCTGTAAATAATATCTGTTGTTTAGTGGCTAAAAAGGCTGTTTCTGCTTTATTTAACCCCTCTGTTGCACTCTTGGCTAAAATGTTATTGGCTAACAAACGTTTGCTTTTAAGTAGGTTTCGGTCTAATGCTTCTAACCCAACACCTAAACCACCAAATAAACCTCGTGTTGCACCCCTCAAAGCAAAAGCACCACCTAAACCAATTAGTAATGGTGTCAATGTCTGAATACTACGAATTAGAGCCGTTACACTTTCTATCGCAAACTTCATAGAATTGCCCATTACGCTTCCGCCTTGTGCGAAATCCCCCATAAGAACTTCTATTGCGTCTTGCAAGTTCACATAACGACCTCTTAACGTATCAGATAATCGTAATTGCATATCATAGAACTGTCCGCCCGTATTCGTCATATCCTCAATAGCTTTTTTAACCATTGTAAAGGGTACTTCTTTACGGCTTATTCTATCAAATACTTCATTCGTTGTAACGGCACGACCCTCTAATTTCGTAAATTGGTCTGCTAAGGCTTGCAAAATAGGCACACCTGCTTCTGTAAACTGCCTTACTTCCTGACCTCGTAATACTGTTGCTGTGTTAACCTGTCCGTAAGCTAATATTAAACGGTTCATATCAACACCTAAACCTGCACTTAAATCGGCTAAACGTGTCATTGTCCCTTGCAAGTCTTCGTATGGTATTTGATAAGCTGCTAATTGCTTTGTGTAACCGCTTAATTCGCTAAACGTAAACGGACTTGTTAGCGACTGTTCTTTTACTGCATTAAAGATAGCATCACCACGTAAATCGCTACGTAAAACTCCTTTTAATGCTGTCTTTTGCACATCGAAATTTCCACCTTTCTCTATTAGATTAGATGCCATATTTTGTAAATTCTGAATAGAGAATGTAGCAATAAAGCTATCTTTTAGGGCAAGTAAACCATTGCGTTGGCTATCTATACTACCTGTTATCTTTGCATAGCTTTGTGCTAATTTGTCATTGAGTTGTATTTGCTCTTGTGTACCTCGTTTTGCTTCTAATCGTGCTGTGTTCTCTGCTCTTGCTTGCATTGCTATTCCACGCATCATTCCCTCACGTTCTAATGCTAAACTATTAGACATGCCTTTAATGGTATTCTTAAAATTATCCATTTCTAACATGTAATCAGCACGTTTGTAATCAGACGCATAGATAGGTGCTTTTGTTTGCAATTGTTCTATCATAGAGTTCCTATAACCCTCTAAACGTGATTTTACATTATCAAAAGTAGGTGCTAAATTGAGCCGTTGTGGACTATTTGCAATACTCTTTGATAATGTTTCAAGCTCCCTGTATAGCCTATTTACTTTTATTAGCTCTTGTGCGACTATGCGCAATCCGCTTTCTGTTTTAGCGTTATCTGTATTAGTGTTACTTGCACGTTTCCTTTCTCGTAACTCATCATAACCCTTTGATAAGGTACGTACGTCTTGTAATGTTTGTGTTATAGTGCGTCTGTCATTCTCTGTGAAAAGTCCTTTGTCACCTTTTAAACCGTTTAATGTTCCTTTCAAAACGTTTAACAAGGTAACAGCACCATTTAGGCTATCTGTTTTAACATCTATATTTAAAGATTTATTTAAGTGATTAAACTCTTCATTTATACCTTTTAAAGCACTCGCAATATCTTTTATATGCTTAAAATCTTTATCCTCACCTAAGCTTTTAAATTTATTACTGGTCTTATCTATCTGGGTTTCTAACGCTTTTATACTTTCTGTAATAGCCTTACTTTGCTCTATTACATTATCACGCATACCTAATTCAAACCATAAATTACCTAAATCTGCCATAATATTCTATTCCCATTAAACTCGTTTGTAATCCCAATAAATTAAGGTTCTGTCGTTGTCGGGTTCAAAATCACGAACAAACCCAACCTCGTGCAAAACACCGATGAAAACATCTATCTTATCACCTTTTAAAACAGCTTCTTTCCAACACTCGAAACGAATAGGAATACTCAACTTACGCATATTTGTTGCCGTCTTTCCTAATCCCTCTGTTGTCGTATCAGTAAAACTGCGTCCACAGCCCTTATAGAGTATACGCTCTGTATCAATTCTAATATTGCCATTATCATTGTTTCCTCTGTCGTATTGATACGCTAAAGGGTCGTCTGTTATGTAGCTATCGCCATTGCTACTAATAGTTTGTTCGCATCTCGTAATAATAATATTGTGAGGATAGCGTTTGTTGTCGTATTTGTTATTCTTCATTACCATTTAAAATATCGTTTAAGGTTAGTGTCTTACCTGCTAAACTGCCTTGTTTTCGACTGTCTAACCAACGTTGCTGTATTTCTGCCATTTCGTCTGCAGTATGATTGTTATCCGTGTTTGCATTTTTATACACTACCAATGGAACATCGCTTATCATTAGGTCTATCTGTGCGCTTGTATAACCCCACCAATAATCAAAAGCACGAATGAAAAACTTACGTTCAAATAGAAAGTTGTATTTTTCTGCTAAGCTGTATCCTGCACCCCATGTTGTTCTGCTCGGGTAGCTGGTACTTCCGCTTTCCTCATCGTCATCAGTAGGTCTGTTATCCCTGTCGATAATATGGTAATGAGTGAGTATGCTTCGTATGGTATTTTTTTTTTACCTGCATCAATCACTCGTAACACCTCAACTGCATTTATATCTTTAATGTAATAAAGCCATCGCCAATATAAAGGATAGACGAAAAAGCATAAAAACCAATGATTGAGTAATATTATTGCGCAACATTTAACCATACGTTTCTCTACATCTTTTTCTGTAGCCATAACGTGGCTAAACTTACGGATTGTTCCTTTATACCACCACCCAATCTTTCTTTTCTTACCACAAAATAAAACCTCACTGGGTGTTGCTTCTAATACATTATCTAATAATGATTGTATTGTTTCTGTTGGTTGCTCTATTTTCTTTGCCATTATCTTAACTATATGCTTAAAAAGAAAGGGGAGGGCAATAATGCCCTGCCCCTAACCATCATTAAAACTAAAAAACTATACCCTTTAATCTTTCTTTTCAAGCACGATAATATCGTGCTTCTCCGCTTGTAAAGAGCCTGTAAACTTAACAGCAACAGGGTCACCGTTAGCCTCTTTCAAAATAGATGCCCATAAACTTGCATGACGAACAACAACTAACTTGGTGCGTGTACCATTTACAAGAATTAAAGAACCCTCCACTTTCTTCTTATTGAGTGTTAATGCAATACCCTTAAATTTAGTGTTTTGTGGGTTTGCGCCTAACTCAATAACATCTTTTGCTCCTTCATCTACTGTTACCTCATCTAACTCTGTAACTGCATTCTCACCCCAACCCAATTTGATAACTTCGGCACTAAGTGTAGGAACAATAAAGCTAATAGAAAAGTCCCCTGATGTAGAAGTCGACGTCCAATCACCATCTAAACCAATCACTTTAAAGTGTGATACGTTAGGGTCGCCTTGTGAAAGAGCTAAACTATCAACCTTACAAGGTAGGTCAAAATCGGGGGTTATTTTAAACTTATAGGTGTTTGCACCCGTATTTTTTTCAAGGTTTATTACTTGTTTTTGAAACAATAAGGCGGTAAAGTCGTCAACAACGAACTTTAACCCATTTTTTCCAATCATTGTCATATCTTTTGTGTTTTAAATATTTGTATCCATTAAGGTTTCTATAAAAGCATAATGAAAGCCACTACCGTCTGTACCATGTAATATTATTCTCGGTCGATAAAAGCGTACTTTACGTTCCTTGTCAACAATAGGAAAGCGTTTTAATAACTCACTAACTTTTTGGTCTAAGACATCTAAATCCATAAGACTGGGGTTTGAGGCTCTTTTCCTATCACGGACAAATAAGGAAAAGCTAACACGACATGAGAAATAATCATATCCGCCTTGTGCATCAATCTCTTTATTAGTGAAATTACTCTCTATATCATAAACCAAATAGCTGTTTAGTGGTGCGTCAACGCTGGCAGGTCTATCTATATAAAATGCTCGCTCGCATAAGTCTTTTGTAGCATCTGCCATTGCATGAAGAACTCTCTTAAAATTTAATAATGCCATATTACCCTGTTATTTCTGTTACTATTGCATTCATGCCTTTTAATACGTCATGCACGCCACTAATCACTTTATACCCATAACGGCTCTCTATGTATTTTGAGTAGTTTACACTCGAAACGATAACAAATACTACTCTATCTTTGCTCTTTGGCTTGTAAGAGGTTATAAATCTATGCGCTGTGTCTATACTATATTCGTGTTCTGTTGCAATGTCTGCTTCAAAGGTTTTTATTTGTACCTCATTGTCATAGCGAATTGTCCCTGCGAAGAATTTCTCCCCCTTGTCGAGCATTATTCTAATAGGACTACGTCCTATCTTATCATGAGAATAGTAAGCATGAAGCAAAGAACCTTTGAAAAAGCAACCGACGACTAAACCATTATAAGCGTTACCCGTCATCTTTTTACCATCGTATTGTTCTATTGCTAAGGTGCATAACTCGCTCGTCATTGCATCTAAGTGCTTCAAAAGCTCTTTCTCCATGCGTCTATCGGCTTCCTCTAATATCTTACGAAAGTTATCTGTTAATCGTCCCATGCACAGATGCGCCTTTCTCTTATGCCATAGTGGTGTATTTTAACACGCACTTTGTTACTCGTTAAACTCTTTTCACCGTGTCGTGTGTAAAGGGCATCTGCCATGCGGAGGTATCGACGTTTATCGCTTTCACTTAACGTGTAACCGCCTTGCGTACTACTCCAACCGTTATCCTTTTCCGTCTGACTATCTAATTTCGTTGCGCTTGTGGCTAAGAGTGTTAATAAGTCCGCACGGCATAAGTCACGCTCTTTCCCTGTACTCTCTTCAAAAGGTAAATCAAACACCACCTCACGAGCCAACATTACAGCTTTTATAGTGTCTTCGTTAATTGGTATATTTACACTCTCCAATAGCCACTCACGCAATAAATAGGTGCTTTCTGCCTGCTCACTTGGTGATGGTCTTAAAGCACTACCCTCTACAACAAAACGCTCCATAATTAAACTGTTACGGTGTCAATAAACATTGCTTGTGGTGTGCTTGGAACGCATATTTGCGCTGCTTCACTCTCAATATATATGCTATGAGTTTCTGGTATTACTCGTTGTGACAAAATCAAACGACCGCCATTAAACTGTGCTATATCTTCAGGAGCATAACCAAGTGTTAAAGGTGTAACACCTTGTATCGTTCCAATCATACCTTTTGGCACGAAAGCAATATTTGTAGCCTTAAAGTTTTCGACTTTTGAAACAATTAAATCTGGTTCGCCATCTGCATCTTTGCCTGGTTTTTCTACTGCCGCCATTGTATCTCGTGGTACAATATCAATACCACAAAGTTTACTTAAAGTAGCTTTTAAGGCATCATCGCTATAATTTTGTGCTGCCATTATTGCCTCGTTATCGGTTTTAATGGTTGGAAACATTGAATAACCTACACGAGCTAACACTTTAGGGTGAGTGAGCAAGTCATCAAACAAGTCTTGGCTCATCTCGAGTTGCATTGCGACACCTATTTGATGTTTACGTCTAATCTGTTTTAAGCGTTTTTTGATATAGTCAATAGGGTCTGCATTTGTTCCAATATTGGCATTTGTGTGTTCTTCGTTAGTCCACCATCTTGCTTGTCCTGCTAAAGTATTAAAGTGGCTATCCTTTATTCCAAAATCCAATGTAATACCTTTTAATCCTCGTGGGTTGTTGGTTTCACTAATAGTAAACTTACCTGTCGAAACAATCTGCATACGTTGATGAGTTAGACTATTGTAAAAGCCTTTTATTAGTCCCTCTGTACTTTCATCAAGCACCCCTAAGATTGCATCTTGTGTTTCTGATGTTAAAGCACTATTGCCAAACTTCTGCATTAAAAGCATTTTTTCACGCAATAGAACTCGGTTAAGACGATAAAAAGCTTTTTGAGTAGGAATATTACCTACTTTTCCTGCCAACTGTGATAATGCTTTTTCATAGCCAGGACTTTCGGGGTCAACATAAGCAGGCAAGGTAGTGATACCTAAATTGCTTATAAGCTGTGAGAAAGTGTAGCTTAATGTAGTAGGTGCAAAGGTGAAACCATCAATTTGCACTTTGTCGTATTTTTCATTGTAATGGTTTACGAAATTTTGCCAACCATCACCACCTAATCCAAACTCTATTAGTTTGTGTAATTCTGTTGGTATTCTATTCATTTTGTTATCCTTTTAAAATGTTAATAAACCCACACTACTTGTGGCACTGATTGTAAGGTTTTTAGTTTTGCCACGACATCATCATCGAACATATATTCGTAAATCTCGCCTGCATAGACAACTGTACCTGTACCAATTGTTTGTGCATCTTTCACCAAAACATCTTCTTGTAAGTACCCGTTAATGCCTAATGTATTTGCATTCTCTGCACCTTTAATAGCATCATCTTTCATCACCTCAATTTCTTTTGTCTTGGTGTTAAATTTCACTGGGCTACCCGCTGGTATAACCCCTTTTCCTACAAAGTCGTTAACATTCTTAATTGTACCACCGCATGGATACACATGGCGCACGGTGCGCCATACTCGCTTTGCGTGTCCATATTTCACATGCGAATTATCAAAAGTATTACCTTGTCTACCCATAATAAAATCGTTGTTAAAATCTTTTAATAGGGCAAACTTACCATCGCTAAGTAAACCATTACTTATTTTTATGGTTTTACCCTGAAACAATAAAAAGCCCATAATTTTGTCTGTTAATAAATCAATCTACGATAGGGTATTAAACATTCTTTTCTCTATCCGCCTTACGCTTAAAGTAATCATCTATAATGCTATTTCCTTTGCCACCACCGCCATTGTTACGATAGGGGACGACATTATCAACCTTTACATTTGCTTCTTTCAATAAAGCATAGTAATTGGTTTCTAATTCTTTAACAACATCATTTAGTTTTAAGTCTTCTTTGCCTAAGTCTACACTATCAAAAGCATGTTTTAAAAAGAATTTATTTACTTCCAAACCTGCCTTTGCGAATTTTTCTTTAAATGCTTTGGTTAGCTTGTTGCGTAAATCATCTTCTTTCTTTTCCTCTGATGCCTTTGTTAGTTGCGTTTCTAATGCCTTTACCTTATCTTCTAAGTCTTTTACGAATTGAGGAATTTCTTTTTCCTCTTCTTTCGTCCGTGTGTCTACAATGTTTTTATTCTTAAATTCTTTTTCCCAATTCTCTTTATTTAGCTTCATTTCCTTTGCTACATCTGCATGTAATTGTCCGTCTAATACCTTCAATAGCTCGGCTTGTTGCTTAATAAAATCATCGGTGTACTCGGTGTCTTCACCCTTAAAAACATTGTCATAAAAAGCGGTTAGTGTTCTTTCACTTAAACTAAGCTTGTTTCCTTCAAGCTCATTGTTCACTTTTTCAATAAACTCTTCTTTATTCATGAATAAAACGTTAATAAATAATATTTCAAATTAATAACAAAAGCAAAAATACAAACTTATTTTAATAAATTATAAAAACTACATAAAAAATAATTAATTTTGTATAGTCTTTTTTAATCTACTTTCACATATTTCCCCTGTAATAAGAATTTAATACATGAAATACACACAATTTACATATAAAGGGCAAAGGGTTTTAACACAAGAATACATTCAGGAGCTAAGAGATAAAGATGCTAAGAAAGCGAATAATTTAGCTATCATAGCGCAGAAAGGAGCGCAAGAACGTATGCTTGCACAAAATGCAGATATTGTCATCTGTGGGGGTTCACGTGGTGGTAGTAAGTCCTTTTCGTTGCTAATGGAAACACTAAAGGACATTAAGAATAAAAACTTTGCAGCGGTAATATTACGAAAAGAAAAAGACGATTTAGAGGGACTTATAAACGACTCCGAAAAACTATACACGCAATTTGGTAAATATAAACGTGCTAAAAACGACCAAAGATGGGTATTTAATACAGGTGGCTGGCTTACATTCTTACATTATTCAGGTGCTTTCGCTGATTTTAAAGACCGCTTTCAAGGACGGCAATATAGCTTTATTGGAATAGACGAGATAACACAGATTGAGTATAAGAAATTTAAATACCTACTAACAAACAATCGTAATGCATCACATTTAAAGAATAGGTTCTGGGGGACTTGCAACCCCGACCCCGACTCGTGGGTAAGAAAATTTATAGATTGGTGGATAGGAGAGGACGGTTTAGCAATGCCCGAAAGAGATGGGGTTGTTAGGTATTGTTTCATGGAGGGCGACTCTCCTGATAGTATCTACTGGGGAGATACACCCGAAGACGTTTATCTGCAATGTAAGCACTTAATAGACCCTTTATGGAAAGAAAGCTATGATGAGTTAGGGTATAATAAGATTACAATGTTTATAAAATCCGTTGTCTTTGTTCGTGCTGACCTTTCAGAAAATGTTAAGTTGGTACGTTCTGACCCCTCCTATTTTGCATCATTAGCACAACAAGACGAAGAACAAAAGATGCGAGATTTACAAGGCAATTGGAACTATAAAGCAATGGGAGATGATATGATTAAGTTAGAAGACATGGAGGCATTTTTTGATAATGCTCATCAACGTGGAGATAACTTATTGCGTGCATCGGCAGACGTAGCTTTAGAGGGTGGCGACAACTTTGTGATGTGGCTATGGGAGGGACGACACATTAAAGACCTATTCATTTGTCGAATGGATAGTCGAACGCTAATATCTGTTATTGAAGAAAAGTTAGGAGAATGGGGGGTACAACAAAGTAATTTTACATACGACATGCAAGGTTTAGGGCAATTCTTAAAAGGCTTCTTCCCTGATGCTGTTCCATTCAACAACCAAGCAAGCCCTATCGCAAGGTCATTCAAAGAAGAAAAAGGTATTAAATTTCTTTATAAAGACCTTAAAAGTCAATGTGCTTGGCTTTTCTACGATGCAATAAGAAACAGAGAAATATCTATAGAAAAAAGACTATTAGAGTTAAAATTTAGTGGCAATGGTTTTGAGAATGTGCCACTAAAACAAATTTTACTCAAAGAAAGAAAATCAATAAGAGGAGATAGTGATTATTCAGATAGAGGGTTTAAGATACTACCTAAAAAGAAAGCTAAAAAGATTGTAGGGCATTCGCCCGACACAGTAGAAGCACTCTATTACATATTTGTATTTTTCATTAAAAGCAATACTAACAAGAAAAAAAATAAAGGTTTATGGCTGATTTAGATTTTAAAGAGATACTAATAAAAGAACCATTTAAGGAGATAACACCATTAGCAGGTGCGCCAAGGTTTTATGAAGCAGGGCAAGGGCTATCAGAAACAACAGATATAATGTTATTTCGTGCTGTCCCACAGTCAGAGTTTTTAAGACAATATTATCCTACGGGACACAAAATATACGATGAAACTATTTACCCTGATGTATATCGAGAAGACCCCGACAATCCTGGAAAGTTTTACATACAACCCATAACTCGTGTTGCATTTGCTTTCCAACAAGTTATTGCAACAAAACAAGTGGTACACCTTGTTGGTAATGATATTCAATTTGAGCTGGCAGGAAAAACGGAAGATGAAAAAGAAGAATTGGTAAAAAACTTACTTCTTTTGGATTTTAAGCAAGGCTGGTTAGACATGAATATGGAATTACAATTCTACGAAGCTGTAAATAGTATAAAAATAACTGGTGACGCAGCTATCGTTTTATATTTTGGAAAAGACAACAAACCGCACGCTAAAACCCTTTCTTTTCTTAATGGTGATAAATTATATCCTCATTACGATAACGAGGGCAATCTAACACTTTTTGCACGCAAATACTTTGCTTATGATGAGGACGGAAAAGCAAATACTGAATTTGTCGAAATATGGGACGAGAAATATTTGTATCGTGCAAAAAAAAATATTGGTACATTTAAAGACACTGTAAAAAACAAAATAAAAGAGATATTTGGCTTAAGTGGATATAGTATATACTATAAAAAAGAACATAGTTTTAATACTATTCCTGTAGCTTACTTTAGGGACAAACATGGGGCTTGTTGGCTACCCGCACAATCAACAATAGAGCAATACGAATTATCTGTTTCTTACCTCTGTGAGAACAATAAAGCAAATGCTTTTCCTATATTCTACTCAAAAGGTGAGGGTGTAGACATTGTCGGAGATATGAATGGCTCTGTAAAAGCTATTACTGTTAGTGATCCAAGTGGAGAAATAGGCTATCTTAAACATGGTGATGTTTCAGCAGCCTTTCACACGCAACTAACATTATTATATAATGCTATCTATGAGCAGACATTTGCTGTTAAACCACCCGAATTAAAGTCTGGCGACCTACCTGGTGTTGCCCTGAAACTTATGTATAGTCCTGCAATAGAAAAAGCAATACACGATGCAAACGAATTGCTACTATTTATAAATAAGTTAGTAGACCTTGTGAAATACGCTCACGGTTATTATATAGGAAAACAAGCATCATTACTCGAATTACCTATTAACGCATGGATAGAACCGTATGTACATCAAAATGTAGCAGAACTAACAAACAATTTAGCTATGGCAGTACAAAATAAGTTTTTATCAAAGCAAACGGCATCAGAACGTTTTACTCCTTATGCTAAGAATGATGAGATACAGCGTATTATCAGAGAGGAGAAAGAAAGAGCTAAAGAGGAAGCACAAATACAAATAGACATACAAAAAGAAGCATTGAAATTGTCGCAAAAATACAACGCAACAACCAACTTAAGACATATCCGTACAACGGATAAAAACGGAAACCACCCAAACGAAAACAATTGGAATAAATGGGATAACAAATAGTAAGATGGATAATTTATATAGCAACAAGACAAAGAAGATAGCAAAGCAGTTTAATCTAACTGTCGAACAAATGGCATTTATAGACCTTGTGGAGGCAGGCTGGGACACAACAGATGCTTACGCTGTGACAATTAGACAAGGGGTGCATACGTGGGGACAACGTGCATTGCAAGACGAGATACGACGAATATTACACTCACAAGGAGCAGAGCAAAGGAAGGCAGAACGGGAAGAAGCAATAAAACAGAGCCAAATAGAAAAGGTTAGAAGCTCCATATCGCAAGAAAACAAAACGCTATTAGACAAAGCAACAAACAAAGAAACAATGCTAATAGACTTACAAGCAACATTGGAAACAACATCACCAGGCTCAAAGGAATGGCTCGATATAAAGAAAATGATTATTGATGTGTCACGAATGAAACAAGACGAAGTAAAAACAGAAGATACAACAATACATTATTATCTACCTGTAGAATATCCTAAATCGTGCGAAACATGCTTAATATACCAAAATAGAAAGAAAACAGGATAACAACAAAAAGAAACCCCACTATCATTAGTCTTGGTAGTGGGGTGTTTTATTCTCAATTTTCGATAATATCTTTTACGCTACCAAGCATCGTTTGTTTTAATGCTTCTTTCTGTCTTTCCTTTTCTAATATCGTAGCATCATCTTCTTTGCTTCTTTCTATGTTCTCTTGCTTGCGTTTCATAAATTTAGATAATGCTACAGACTTATCTATCATGTATTGTTTATCACCTAATAAGACACAATCAGCATACATACGAGTAAAAATTCTATGCAATGTTTCTCTGCCTTCACTATTATTCATCGTTTCAGGAGATAGAGAATTTAACATAACAAATATTTGTGTTGTACATGCAAACTCTATGCTCCAATCTTCACTAATAGTAGTAATACGAATATAAGGAACACCCTCAGTATTGAATTTTAGTAGCTTGGAATTTTTCTTTAATCCACTCCCCTCACGTAATGCTTTTAATTGCTTTGCATTTAATTTCTTTGTTATCTTTTTAAAGATAAAACTGCCAACA